TTTTCTATCTTCTTTTTTAACTAAATTTAATTTAATAGCAATTTGAGTTGCAAACTGCCATTTAATAAAGTAATTCGGTTTAGCAGTAATTAAAATATTAAACTCACCAATTCTAAACGCTACCATGTCGTCATCTGAATATGTTACATCAGCTCCGCATTTAGAATCAACTGTATGCTCTGCTTCCCACTTTTCAATATTATCGACCAATATCATAATATCGATATCATTATACGGTTCTGTTGGACAAATATATTTAGAACCTGTATACAATACATCTTTTGCTTCTTTTATTAATTGCTTAATATATTCCGGAAATTCTACTAGGTTCATGATAAATATACTCATAATAAAATTTTAATAAATAAGCTACTCGCGATATCCCCATATCCAGTAGCACTAAACATTAACTGTGTTATCTAAGGAGACAACTATGTCCAGCACAAATACGTATACTGAACAAAAATACTGCGTTTATCATACCACATATTTTGGGGATAAATTACCGCCTAATTATATTGGTTCGTCAACTGTAGAAAATATACGTCAAGGATATAAAGGTTCAGTTAAATCCAAAAAATACAAAGAAATTTGGGAAAACGAATTAAAAATTAACCCGCATTTATTTTCTATTGAAATTATTTCATATCATGAAACAAAACCAGCAGCATTATATAAAGAGTTGCAAATTCAACAACTCTTTAATGTGGTAAAAAATCCATTATTCGTTAATATGGCATATGCTATTCCAAATGGGTATTGTGGTATGGACGTATCTGGTAAAAATAATCCAATGTTTGGTAAAAATAGATCCGGTAAAAATAATCCAATGTTTGGTAAAACAGGCGAAAATAACCCAAATATAGGATTAAAATGGAATGCAAATCAAATACAAAAAGTTTCAGGCGAAAATAATCATCAATATGGTAAAATAGGCGTTCTTTCTAAAAATTATGGTAAAAAATATAAACGGTCTAATGATACTAAATTAAAAATATCAAATGTAGCAAAAAATAGACCGATGTTTTTATGTTTACTTCACAACAAAAAAGAATACACTAAACAACATATAGCGATACATTTTAAAGAATTAAAACAATTCTTCTAATGAATTTGCATTATTTTTATCGTACCTAATACAAGAAAATATAGGTAAAAATAAACATTTAGTTGTTTTGTTTTCGCTATCAATTACAGCATTATATAATGTTTCAATAATACAATTAATATATTGTTCTGGGTTTTCTCTTTGTTTATCCGAAAACCCAGAACCAACTTTAACTTTTAATTTTCCGCATGAAGTTTCACAAATTAATGCACCTAATAATTTTTCGTATTTCGTGCCTTTTTTTCCATATTCAAAAGAAATAACTTTAAGGTCTGCTGTTAATTCCGCTTTTAATTTTAATTGGTACTTGGAGCGTTTTGCTTCCCAAATGCCGTTAATTGATTTTAAAATACCACCCTCAAATCCTAAATCCAAATTACGTTGATATTTCTCCATTACTTCTTCACGAGAATTCACAACTTCAGTTTCAACAACTTCTAATTTACCATCGGTATCGAAATCGCGTAAATTTTCAACAACTTTTAATCGTTCGCTATATGGAATTTTACAAACTTCTTGTTCAAAATCTTGGAATGGAATCCAGTCCCAAACAACAACATACAATCCTTTTTCTTCTTCAGGAGTAATAGTCCCACGAACTGCTTTGGTTACATATCCATTTGAAATTTTGCGTTCCGCTATTTTTCCATTAGGAAACATCCACATTAATTCACCATCAAGAATACATCTATTATCAAATGGTAATTTTAAATCATCGAAACAAGAAATGGATAAAACGCTACCATTACGAGTTGTTGCTGAAACGAATTTACCATCAGCAAATTCAAGGTTAATTCTTGATGAATCCATTTTACATTGAAAAATTGCGGGATATTTAATATTTTTTTCAGTTTTTTCATTAAATTTACCGCATAACAACACAGGGTATTCTGGAATTAAATCTTTCCAAACTTTATTAATGAGTTTAGCATTTACTCCACATTTTAAATGGCGTTCAATAACTCGATATAAAACTTCTTGATCAAATTTCGTTAAATTATTTAATAGGCTACTAACGAATTCAACAGCAGCATTACCTGTTAATTTTCTATTCGCTATATTTTCAACCAATTCATTTAATGCTTTAGTTAAATCGCCTTTATGATATACAGTAGAAAAGTACGATGATTCTGGGCGTTTTTTAATCCAAAATTTAACTCTTGGGTTATACGCCAATTCAAATACTAATCGCGTATCAGTATCATTTTTTACTGATTCTAGGATAGCAAGTTTATCATTAGTGCTTGCAGTTTCAGCTAATAAGTTTAACAAGTTTAACATTTAATCATCTCCAAAATATTCATTATAAGTTATTATACTCTAAGAGTAATTTAATGTCAAGCACTTTCTTCATACCACGATGGAGTATTTCCGCCATTTATTTTACCTTTCCAGCTAGCGATGTGGCGTTTTTCTGTATTATAGTATTTTCTATAAGATGCAATTGAATCTCCTGGAACAATACAATGAACTGGCATAGCAGGAGTCGGTTCGGTAAAAAGTTTTGTTGAGATATTAAATGGAGCGTACTGTAATTTATCAACTAAACCAATTTGCTCGCATTTGTGTATTTTACCATAACGATAAGTATATTCTTTACACAATTCTACAAGTAAAGAATGGAGCCATTGATAATTTTCAAATCCATAGCGAACCCAAATAGCTGATGGGTGATTGATATGAGTTGCTGAATATAAAATATCATCGTATGAATTGTTAAGTTTCCATACTGTTTTCTTACGACCTGATGCAGAAAAACCTGCAGTTTCTACGCCATCTAAAACGCGATGAGCAGTAGATAATAGTTGACAACTTTCTTTTAATTGTGAGATAAGATGTTTATTTGTATGCTCAATAGAACACTGTTTAGGATCGAAGTTAATGTAAAAAATATTCAAGGTCGTGTACCCATTGTAGATTATTGTCAAATATATCTTCTTCAGTTAAAATTATAAAATTTTTATGATGTTTTAACGCAGCATCAAATTTTAATGAATTTATTTCAGTATCAAGAAGTATTGTAGGTTTTATTTCAATTATAGCAGTATAATCAGGCAAATAAAAATCCGGATAATAACATTTTTTCTTTCCGTTAAATTCATATAATACTCTAAATTCTTTTGTTTCTGCGGATTCAATTTTTATATTATGTTCTAAACAGGTGTTTATGAATTGTTTCTCGTATGATGATCTATAATAATAGCCATTAAGATATCCCGATTTATATCCTCTTCCGCCTTTTCCATTTTTAGGTATTGAGTTTGGTGGATTATCACTTTGATAATTTAAAGTTATTTTTAAACTTATTAAATCTTTTGTTTCTTGTTTATGATTTAATGTACCGTTTTTTCGTTTAGAATTAATTACTTTTTTATGATGTTCTTCAGAATGTGAAGTTCCACGCAATGCTTCTGATATTTTTTTATTTCTATTTTCAGGTTCAGGGAAGTGATATAATGCTGAATATTTCCCTACCATAGTAGCTTGTCTATTTTCTTCTTTCTTTTTTTGATCAGTATTTTTTATACGTTTTGCAATAGTTTCTGGAGATTGAATCCTCATTTTTCTCCATTCAACTTCACACTCAGAACCACAAAATTTTCTACTTTGCTTATCTGACAATGTTTGTTTTATTTTTATCCCACAATATCCACAATTTCTAAATAGATCAGGATATAATTCAAATAAAACATCTTTGGGTATTAAATTATGTTTAGTTTGTAGATGTTTTGAAATCTTTCGTAAAGTATCATGCTCTTTATTGCAAATTGGACAGATATACATTAATATTCCTAAATTAAATGATTATATACTATATTTATAAAATAAACTTTCTAAAATCATTTTGACGGCGTGTTTGTCGACGTGATGTTGAGCGCATAATTTAACATCATTATTAAGGTAAAAAATATTCATAATATAAACTCCAATAAAATCAACAATAGAGTTATTATACTCTATGCAAGTTTCAATATCAAACACTTTGTTAATTTTTCTACAGCTAAATTTTTAGCTTTTGATTCGCACATAATATCTGCCCACGATAGGTGCGTTAACGCCCAATCATTAACAGCTGTATTCCAATAGAAATCCGAATGAGCGCGTAATTTTGATTTGCTATAACCTTCAGAAATTAACGCAGATAGATCTGGCTTAGTTTTAGTGCAATGTTTGGATAAAATAGATTCCTGACTTTGAGAATAATGAATAACAGGTCTAACACCGCGCCAGCTGTCGATAACACGCTGTATTCTGGAATCGTCAGATGAAATATATTCGCCACTGTTAATGTAATGATGATGAATATCTAGTACAATAGGACATAAATCTGCAATCTGTAAACAGTAATCTAACGAACCGGAAAACTCATCGTTTTCGATAGTAATACAACGCTGCGCAACAACGCTAAGTCTAGCGTAAACATCGCGAAAAACATCTGGACCACCTTTACCGCTTAAATGAACGTTTAACTTGATATCCTGAAATTGTTTACCATAACCCATAAATCTAGCCATGTCTGCGTGATACTCAAACTCAGCAATACTATTTTTAACAACATCTGCGCGATGACTGGCTAACACGCAAAACTGACCAGGATGAAATGATAATCTAACGTCGTGCTGTTTAGCTAAGTCTCCAATTCTAGAAAACTTTTGCTGTAATAATTTTTTAATAGAATCTGATTGATAAAAGTATGACCAATTTTCGTGTGTATAAACCGGAAGTATATCTGATGATAATCTAACCATACGAAACATAGGCTGTAATTTAGAAACATACTCAACTAAATTGTATGCAGCATCCAGGTTAGCAGCAACTAAATCGCGTAATTTATTTTCGGCAACAGCAACAGTTTGACGAGAAAGCCACGCAACTGTAATTGTACCTGTATTGTAACGTTTATCTGGATCTTTAGCAGACAAACCATTAACTTGTGACGGGTTACTAATTTTTTTACAAGCAAAACCTATACGCATAATATAAACTCCAATAAAAAAGGGCATACAGTTATTATACCGTATGCCCTTTCTAGTGTCAAGCACTTTTATTTACCGAATTCCATTAATTGAGCTGCTGTTAACAATCCGACGTATCGTTTAATTTCCTCGTCATTTTCTACAACAATTAATGTAGGAACTCCCTTGACATTATATTTAGTTGTCAATTCCGAATTTTCATCAATATCGATTTCCACTAATGGAAGTAATGGTGGATTATTTTCGATAATTGACAAAAGAACTTTACAAGGTTGGCACCAGCTATTTTTAAACATAACCAATACTTTACCGCGTTTTGGAATATTACTCATATTACCTTTAGTTAATTAAAATTGCATTTATTGGCAATTGAGATTCATCATCAAAAATATCATCTTCTGACACAAAATTTTTGCGCGAATCATGATAATTTCCTAAAGTCGGTCCCCAATTAACAACATTAAAATCATTATCTTTATCTTCATCAATAATTGCATAAACAACGCCAACGTCACCCAATTCAGGTCTATCGCGCAATAATTCTTGTAAATTTTCTAAATATTCACTAAATTTCATATCATTATCCTAAATTTAAATTAAGTTTAACCGGAACAGTGTAACGATTTTTATTGCTATAACAGTTTTTTACAATTAGAGTTGTTACTTCATTTATTTTAATTCCTTAAAGGTTCTACCTTTAAAAAGGTTCTACCTTTCGTAAAAAATTGCAACGGTTTTTTAAACATAATTGATTCAGTGGTTCCATTTTTAATATAACCAAGAACTTTAAATTTATCATTTGTAAGAAAATAGGTATGCAAAATATGCGGTTCAAACGATTTAGTTGTTTCCGATACAGTAATCATGATATCCTCTAATTAGTATAACTTATTATACTATACATAAAATTTAATGTCAAGCACTTTCTGCTTCTATTAAATCAAATAATTCATCATATTCATCTGTAAATCCATAATCACAAATAACCATAACTTCTTTTTTTGTTATGGGATGAATAATATAGCCTAAATTTTTTAGAGTAAAATCAAATGGTAATATGTTTGATTCTTCCATAAAACGAATATATGTTTTGACCCATGGATGTTTTACGCAAAGATTATATTTTTCATCCTCAATCAATTGACCGACTATTGCGCCTTCTTCTTTAGTAAGATTTATATAATATCGCTGTAGGCTTAATTTAACATTATTAAAAAGTAACCCAGCAGGAAACCCTTCTCCCCCTGTAAATTTATTAAAAATTGGTACAGTCATAGGATTAATAACTCGCAACATTTCAAGCCAATTAAATTCTTGATCATAACTGAATATAGGAGCTAATATACCATCAGGATTTGTTGTGTATGATCCATCTAAATTTTTTAAAAAAGCACTATATTTTGAGTTGTTTAATTCAGATTCAATTTTATTTTGACATAAACCCAACTTACACGAACCCGTAGTTTTTTCAAGCGTATGTGGTTTTACAACTTTTAATACAGTTTCAATTTCTGCCTCAATTCTATCTAATATTATTTTTCTTTTATTAAGAGGAAAATATACTAATCTGGTTGAACCTTGTTTAACCTCATTTGATACTTCTCCGACTAATTTTTCTATATCAATCATGCAAACTCCGCAGATACAATTAAAGATCGTCGATTATCATATTCAACAACAGCAATCGTTTTGTTATTTTCAGACAAATAGGTAACTGTATTCATATATCCATAATATCTACCTTTCCAACCGTTGGCTGTTAATTTTTTTTGTAAATCAAAATCAGAAAATTTAGTAGATTTTAGCATAATGTGACTCCATTAAAATAATATGAACGATGGCAAGATATGTTAAATAATGTAAATACTGATCGCATCCTAATTGAACCCAAAACTTTTTATCTGATACATCTGATAAACCATAACGTGCTTTAAAATAATCAATAAGATAATGAACGTGAATTTCAATGTACACAATTATAAACAAAAGGATTGGATCTACAAATGGGAATAATACTAAACCTGTAGCCAGACCTTGTTTAATACTATGTTTTGCTCCAGTAAAATTACCAAATATACCTTTACATTTAACTTCTTCATATGTTTGGTTTATAAAATCAACATAAAAATGTTTTGTAAATAACAGAAAAAACAACATTAAAATTATATTATATTGATGCATTACAAACTCTCCCAACTAACCCATTTGGTTAATTCGATATTAACTTCTTCATACATTACATTTCCATTATCATCATAACGTTCAGGAATATGTACTGTAATTCCTTCTACTGCCGCACCAAAATCATACATTTCCACCTTAACATCTAGCTCTGCTGAATAGCGTTTAAGCAACGTTTTTAAATCTTGTTTGAACGAACGCTCAATAACTCCATTAACTTCCATATGCCACCAAAATAAATTGCAATTTTAAAAAATAAAAGTTGCGTCTTCCATATAATATTTTCTTTCTAGAACATCATTATTAACGTCGTCGATATATGTTCCCGAATATTTATTGCCTGAGATTAATTGTTTTAAATTATCTTTTAAAAATGTAGAAACAAATTGCGGATAATCTAATTCCATTTTTTTATCTATTTTATAATAGAATTCAACACAACGTTCAATTCTGGCAGATTCAGTTAACATACTATCGTGATTAAATGGTCTATCTAGTTTTTTTAATCTACTAAATGCAATTACATTAAATGCTTGCGTTAATTGTTCAACTGATGGTCTTTTAATTTCAGGCGTTTTCATAATATATTCCTAGGTTTTAGTAATTTTTGGTTTAAAATGATATAGTGTCAAAATTGATGCTATTAAAATTACGCTAATATTAACGTTTACCAGAAGAAGATAGTTTGCTCATATTCATACCAGAATTTGGTTTACTGGTAGGGGAAATCGGGTTGTATGTATTAAATTTATTTGTATCCATAGAATTAACCTTTGGGGCTACAGGAGTAGAAGTTACTGGGGCTGGTTGATTGATGGTACTATTTTTTGTCACAGTTCGAGAACTTGCCCCATAATCTCGGTCATAACTTGGACCATGAGTAATATTTAAATTGGTACTCGAATTCGCTATAGTATGACCAAGTAAAACTCCACCCAACATATTCGTCATAGTATTATCGTGTTGTTGCACGACAACTGGTTGCTGAATAATAACTGGAGTTTGATTTGGTTGTTGGGCAACAATGTGTTCAGTTTGACGTTTTTGTTTTTCTTCATCGCTTTCACCGCAAGCAACAAGGCTTAAAATAGTTAATGTTAATACTAATTTTTTCATTATATAATTCCTCATACTATAGATATAATTATACTCTCGCATACATAATATGTCAAGCACTTTTTAAATATTTATTTTATCAATATATGCTATTAATTTTAAAAAACCTGCAGCAGCAAATAACCCAAAAATTGAAAAAATAAAAAAACCAAAAATTAATCCAATGAGGTAATATATAACATATATTAATGTTTGTAACGATTCGTTATGCATAAAACATTCTCAAATTTTATGTATAAAAAAAGCCTGCGAACAGGCTTTTCTTAAATATCCCTAGATTAAGCGTCCGGGAATGTTTTATCGTCTACGGCATCAGTTGTAATTGACCCAACGGCAACCAATGTTTCGTATTGAACGCGACCTGAACGGCCACCAGTTCCCACGGTTTTCTTAACCCACCCAGCGTGAGCTTGCGATTCTGCCGCTGTACCGACACCTAATGTCGCGGTAGCAGTAGCTGCAGCAGCTGTCATTAATGTTAATGTATGTGCAACGCCAACGCCAACGCCAGTAATGTCAAGTTGAGTACCAAGAGTTGCATTAGGTGCACTTGCAGCAAGAGCAATTGTATTTGCTGATGAATTGATAACATAATATGTAGAGCCAGTAGTTAAACCAACAACAGATGTACCGCCACCATTAGAATAAACAGCTGCATCACCAGTAGCAAATAAATGTCCTGGAGCATATGTAACTGTATTCGCAGCAGCAGATACATTAGCACTAGCAAAAGTAATAAACGGCGAACCAATGGTAATTACTGGAGCAGAAGCATAAGCTCCGCCAGTAGTTGTAATTGTCACGCCAGAAACAGCTCCACCGGAAATTGTAGCAGTAGCAGCAAGAGTACCGCTTGCAACAGAAACAGTTGGAACTTCTTTATATTTTGTTCCTGCAGTTCCTACTGAAATGGATGTTACATTAGCACCACCAGTTGAAATTTCTGTAGTATCAACACCATAAGTGTTTTGCATCGCTACATAACCAGTTTCACCATTAGTTCCGCCATTTTGGTAAACATATTTCGGTTGTTCATTAAGTTTAACATATGATATTGCTAATGTTGTATTAGAAGTTCCCAAAAAAGGATCTGCTAATGTTAAATATGTATTATTAGCGATAGCAGCAACGCGATTTTTTGTATACAAATCAGAATGAATGCCGATAATATCGCCAATTTCTAAATTTGCTGTAAATAATGTTCCTGTCCCGACAACTTGTGTTAAACCATTTGTTACGTTGACGCTTGTACCATAAACAGTTTTAGCATCATAATTTCCCCATTCTGACATTTGAATCTCCTGTATGAAGTCTGAATTTTATTAACTATTTATAGTAATCCATAACTCGATTAATCAGCACAAAAATCTGCGATCCAGCCATTATCTTGATTAAAAAATCTTAAGACTTTTAATGGCGTAATACCGCTATAAACAAATGAATGTGTAATCCCTGGGTCAATTTCCATATAACTTCCTGGACCACACTCATAAATTTCGTTTTCAACCGTGAATGTCGCATTACCGTCTAAAAATAATCTTGCTTCATAATCTGTATGAGTATGCGCAGGAATATTTAAATGCGTATTTGCGGTAAATGTGTCGTTATATGGGAATTTTTTAGCGAGATTATCTATGAATTTACTCAATTCAGTGGAATCTCTTATATCTATAGTTGTATAGTTGTATTTCATTAACTTACGTCAATTTTCGGAAAATACCGAATAAACACATCATCTGGATTAGTTCTAACTTTCTGTATATTAGATTTAATTTCAGTAAAAAAATTCCATGCTAACGGAACAAACGCTATTTTTTGGTTTTTAAATTCATTTAATGTATCAATACTAACAACAGGAATATGAGTTCCTGGAGTATATAAACCTTGTTTTAATGGATTGTCATCAATAATAAAATCTAATTGAATTTGGCCAAAATTTAATAATGTATTTCCTTTTGCAGCTGCACCATAACCGACTAATTTAAATCCGTCTTTTTTACGATTTTGCAATTCAGAATTCAAATCAACAACAACTTGTTTTGCTTTTTCGGCATAAAGTGTATATGTTTCTAAATTTTGTAAGCCAGCTTGATATTCTAATAATAATGCACTATCAACAGATATTCTTGGTTGAGGCTGTTTGCTAAATACAAACACATAACTATTACCATGAATTGGTGTTTTTGTAATATCGATGAGCGTTAATCCGGCACGAGAAGCTAAAGCTCGCATACTATTTGAATTAAAGAAACTTAAATGTTCATGGTAAATTGTATCAAACTCATTATTTACAACCATATCAGCTTGACTAGTTTGAATAAACAAATAACTATTGTCATGCATAATATCTTTGCATATTTCCAAAAACTCTAATGGATAACTATTATGCGCAAATACATTCTGTGCATTGATAATATCAATTTTAGCGTCTTGTAATTTGTCAACATGTTCGCGTTTTAAATAATCACAAATAACATTATGTTCTTTGCTACTTAATTTATGTAAATTTTCAGCTGGATCAACCCCATATGTTGTTAAACCTAATTTTTTAAATGAATTTAATTGACTGCCATCGTTACATGCAATATCTAATACAGATTTTGCATTTGTATTACAGAAAGATAATGAAAATTTTGCAAACCAATCAAAATAATCTCGCAATGTTTTCGTTGTTCCACTAACATACAAATAATTTTTAAATAATAAGTCAGGATTAACAGCATGACTTAATTGTAAATGCGTACAAGTCTCACAAACATTTAATTTTAATGGGAATGTTTTTTCTGGAGCAGTTATATCAGAAACAAATTCATTTGCCATTGGCTGTTCATTTAAATCCAAAATAAGTTTTAAATGTGTTCCACCGCAAGCCAAACATTCTGTAAGTTGTTTTACATCTTCACTCATAATATTTTCTCTTTGTTGTAAATAATGGGGTTATCTCTGCGACCAAAATATGATTTGGTGTAATTTTGTTTTAGATCAAGTAATATAGTATCCACTAATTCGGTAAATTGAAAATCAAAAGTTTTACAAAAATATGAATTATCCAAATTAAAATCATAAACTCCCTCTGTATTTCCGTTATCAACAATGGGGGCGTGTAAATAGTCAGAGACAATATTTGCTATATGTTCAACAGAGGAATTAAAACTAGATAAATTATATATTCCAGGCACTGGGGAATCTATACAAACTTTAATTGCTCTACATAAATCCTCAATACCTAATATTGCGCGATTAATATGTTTATTTGAAATTTCAATAACGGAATTAGCCATTGCAGACCTAAACATACTATTAATCATTAAATCAGTTCGTAAATTCGGAGACCACCCGTTAACAGTACCAAATCTTAACCCGATAATATTTCTACCTCTAATTATTTTATTTTTAGCAAATAAATCTAATGAATATTTTGTTATATCATAATTATTTACCGGCAAAAAACGCATGGTATGTTCTTGATGTAATTCTCCTGGTTTACTATTGCCATAAATGCTTGCTGAACTAGCATAAATTATTAATGGATTGCGAACCGAACCAATTTTCTCTAATAATTCATCGAAATTAGTTATATTATTTAACCAAGAATGTTTAATATCTCCTTCGCAGGATTTAACGCTACTATGGCCAGCTAATACTATAATAACATCGTATTTACTTAAAAATTCAGCGGATAATTCTGAATAATCTTTTCGTATTACTGATGGGTTTAATTTTCCATGCCCCCAACATGTATCAACAATATCAATCGTAAAATAGGTGCGCAATACTTGCTGTAATCGAGAACCGATATATCCTTCGCCACCTAAAATTAGCACATTTTTCATAATATCCTTTTTGTAAAGTTAGCAATGACTTATCCAGTTGAGCTACGAGGGCGACATAAAATACGTTTTCTATTTTTAACGTGGAGCCCAAACCTACTAATCCCAATATTCGCGTTTTGGTTTACGCAATAATTGAACGTCTATATCATTATCTATATAACGTTTTATTTGATTTTTCGCATCTCTACGATAAGGTCTTTGTGAAAATAAATTATGAAACCATCCTGGACCTCTATGATTCCAATATCTCCATTTTGCATCAGAACGAAATTTAGCTAATCGGGTTTTTCCTTCTTTACTGTAAGGATAAAATGTAATTTTCCAATTTATAACACCGTAGTTGGCACATTGTACAATTTCACAATTTTCTGGATTATATAAAATACCACGCAAATCATACTCACTTAAAACCCAATTATCTTTAATTTTCCAATCGTCGTGCTTGAATCTATATGTTCTACTCATTTTCCCTCCGTTAAGTTTAGAATACCTACCGGAAAACCACCATTTCATTAAATTTCATTTTATCTCCGTTTGTTTTATATATTTCCAATTGCACAATTTGGAAATTCTGTTAAAATATCTTGTAATAACTGTTCATCCATAACGACAATCCCTAATCCTGCGCTATGTGTAAAATAGGCTTTCGGTGAACTAATTTGATTAAAAAATAAAGTTAATTCCGGAAAACTAATTACATCATGCATAATTATTACACCAGCATTTGTAAGAAATTTACTCCAATTCGCCCAATCTTCTTTAATTGCATCATATGTATGTAAACCATCAATGTGCAAAATATCTATTTGTTTATCCCAAGTTTTCGCTATTTCTGAAAACCAACCTTTAATAATTTCTACATTATCAAAATTATGATCTTCTTTAAATTTCAAAACAACCGCGTAATTATCTTCATGATGACCAGCGTGTGCATCTGCTTCAAATGAATCGATACCATAAACTGTTCCAATTTTAGGTAATGCCAATGCAAATAAACTAAACCCATAATCAACGCCTAAATCAACTGTAACCTTTGGTTGTACTTTTTTGACTAACCATTCAGCAAATTGTTCATGGCCAATCCAAGCTGATTGGAGGTTATATAATTCAGGTAAACTCATCATATTCCTTGTTCGTAGTTATAATTTTCTAAAAGTTTTTCTAAGTTATCGGCGATAATATAAACTACATTCCCTTATATTAACTAATCTTAAAATCTGCGCATCTTTTTCCCATAAAAACATATTGACGCGCTGTTTGACTTAAATACTTATGCAACTTCAATAAATTCTGTAAATGGTAAATTATGTAATTGTCCATGTAAAAAATAAAATTCTACATCTTCAACTAATACTTCTGATAATGGATATTCAGTTCGTTGTTTTTCAGTTACAAAAGTATTAACATATTCAATAAACTCAGGCGAATAACCTTCAACATTAATTAACTTAACAGATGGATTCGCGTGTTTATCTCCAACTGGAAATATAGTTGTCGCTATCAAATGTTTGCGTTTATCTTTATGGTCATTTGTATTTTGTTGATGACTAAACGCTACTGCTTGATTATGTTTTTTTGAATAAACCAAAAATTTAGATTGGTCTCCATAATCGTGGTGTTTTAAATGATCAACAGCTTTACGAAAAATATCTTTCGTTGATTTTTCGTCATTATGTCGTGTAGCCAATCTGTCATAATAATGATGCGTGGTAATCAATTTTTTACCGCCATAATTATCAGCGACTAATTCGTTAATAAATTCTTTAAATTTTTTCAAAACATTTCCCCAATGGTTTTATATATTATAAAACTATTATTTATGAATATCAAACATTAGGTTTAGCGAACCCCCCAACTATCTTCTGAATACTCATAATCTTCAGATAACGTAGATTCAAGTTCGCGAAGATTAATAAATTTTGGATTATACCAAAGCGCATCAATAGACCGTTTAGTCAATTCTTCTGTATCTTCAATCACCTTATAATTTGTATCCGGATAACGTTCCTGTAACTCATTAATAGCAATATTTGCAGTTTCAACATCAGGAAAATCTATATCAAATTCTCCTATTGCGTTTTTGCCTGTACAATAAAACCGATCTTCAATAAAACCATCATCTGACCCCAAAACTCTAATACTCATATATTCTCCAATTTATCAACGATTTAATCTGCAATAATACAACACCAATAATTCCCTAGTCTAATCTTGACTGCCAATCAATTTTTAAATCTGAACCTAATATTTCTCTAATAGTTTCCGCAAATGCTTTTGCTGCTTCTTCGTGAACTGATATGCTTTGAGTCGGTTGTCTTCCAGGCATCCAGATACTATATCCTCCACCGTATTGATTTCTACCGATACCATGTTTTTTAAGGTATGAAACTAATGGACCACGAGCAGGTCGAATTAACACCCATGCAAAACCAACGCAATCCCTTTCTCCGATTTGCGCTAATTTAGTTTTACCAGCTACCGCAGCATTTATAAAAGCAGTTTTTACTGCACTTTCAATCAAATCTTTATTCATAATCATCTCCAAATTTTAGGTTATAGTTTATTATACTCCATCCATTTGGAGATGTCAAGCACTTTCTAACTTATTTTGTATAAACTTTTTTCGTAGGACGTATTATTTTACCAAAATTTTGCTTTTTTAAATGCATTACCAATATCTTTTCCGACATTTTTGGCAGCTTGAGCTGTTTCATTTGCTAGTCTTTCTGATTCCCTCGCTGCCATTTCTGCTGCTGCTTGAGCACGTTCAGTTGCTTGTCTGGCATTATGTTCAACAATTTGAGCCGCTTCACGTGCTAATCTTTCGGATTCAGCAGCAGCGCGTTGTGTTTCTTCGGCAATACGGGTTGCTTCTTCTTGTGCAGCACGCGCCACATTTTCAGCTAAAATGGCTTGTTCTCTTGCTAATCTTTCTGTTTCTACAGCTACATCATTTGCAACATCGATAACAGGAGTAACATCAATAGAAACGCTACCACTCAAATCCACCCCGACTAATAAATCTAATTCACCTTCTATTCCCAGTGTAATAGTGTTATCATTAAACGTTGCTCCACCGCCTATTTCTGCTCCAGCTTGAAGGCCAATACTAACTCCAGCAGTTCCCTCTGCAGAAACTCCATCACCAGAAATAGCCGCGCCTGCCTCAACTCCGGTACTTATTCCAATTGACGCTTCAGCAGTTCCCTCAGCTCCGTGTAATCCAACAGAGCCATTTACTTCTACTCCGGCATGCGCCTCAGCATATGCTTCGACAGTAACATCAACATTACCAACAGATGCACTTGCTCCTGCTTCAACTTCTACCGAAACACCTGCCTCTGCATGCCCAACTACATCAGTTCCAGTCCAACCAATTTCTACTCCTGCTCCGGTTTCAATAGTAGCTGATGCATGAGATTCTTCAGATAAATCAACTCCACCAATGGTAATTGATTCTGATTGATTTATTTCTGCACCAACTTCAACAAATACTCCTGCGCTTGCCGATGAATCGGTTATTTCTGTTTCTGCCGTAACATCTACAGTTGTTTTTGCATTATTTGCCACTTTATAACTCCTATTATGTTATTTTCCTGCCTGTTTGTTTAAGCACGGTTTAATTCTAATGTAAATTTTCCGATACTCTTCGTATATAGCTGAAGCCAACGCTATCTTTGTAGGATCCGATGTATATTCTAACGGAACAGTTTTATGCGAGGCTATGTATTCTTTTTCTTTAGGTGTGGTGCAAACATCTATTCTTATTTGCCGTAATTGAAACCATGATTTTGCTTTTGGTGCTTGCACACACGATTTTTCTGGGTGAGTAACCGGAACAGGAGGGTTTTCTTTAGCTAAAACTATTCCAGGAATCAACAATAACAATAATAATTTTTTCATATTTATCCTTTTGTATATTCAGTCATTACTCTATCAACATAAACAATAGTTTCAAGATAAGGCGGAATAGAATTATTATGACGCTGTACAGCATGTTCGCCTGCATTATATCCAGCAACTGCTAATTTTTTATCTTTAAATGTATCCATTAAAAATCGAAGGAATCTAACTCCCCCCTCGATATTTTGTTTAACATTTTTTCTATCTTCAACGCCAAATCGTTCTGCAGTAGCTGGCATTAATTGCATTAAACCAACTGCGCCTTTGTTGCTAACTGCTTCAGTTCTATATGCGCTTTCGACTTTAATGATCGCATGAACTAATTTTTCATCAACGCTATAATTAATGCAAGCATTATGGGTCCACCGATTAATATCTTTTAACGTGGGTTCTTTTGGAGTTTGGGTAATCGCTATAGTAACAATCGGTTGATTATTAACCATTTTGACTTTTTTTTCTATTTCAACTTTATGTCTGGTAAAATGTGTATGTCCTTGCGCATCAGTTGATACTTGATAAAACGCAGGAACAACGAATATCGTAGATACTAATAAAGTTTTAATCATAATATAATACCTGTAAAATTTCAATATAATTTATTATACTATATTTAATTACATATATCAAGCACTTTTATAAATACTTATTTTAAAGCAAAAAAAAGCTACTCGCGGAACGCCAATTCCCAGTAGCACTAAACATTCCTTACAATATTCATGGAGAACATTAATGTCCAGCACAAATACTTATACAAACACAATCCCATATTTTTATATTATTCAACATACAATTTCTAAAAAAATGTATGCAGGTTCGCGTTGGGCTAAAAATTGTAATCCATCAGAATTTATGATTTTAGGTGGTTATACAACTTCTTCGACATTAATAAATTCTTTAATTCAATCTGAAGGATTATCCATATTCGAAATCCTAAGGATAGACACATATTGCGATAATATGCATGTATATGACTATGAAACTAATTTTTTATCTTGTTTAAATTGCGCTAAATTAGATGATTGGTATAATTTCCATAATAACACTGGAATGGCATTTGGTACAGAAAAATTTAAAATCAAAGCTAAAAATACTTTACAAGAAAAATATGGGGTAAATCATCCGGCTCAATGTAAAGAAATACGAAATAAAGCTAAAAATACTTACAAAGAAAAATATGGGGTAGAATATCCATCACAAAGAAAAGAATGCAAAGAAAAATCTAAAGCTACTTCTCGAGAAAAATTTGGAGTTGATAATGCAATGCAAAACCAAGAAATTAAAGATAAATTAAAAATATCTAATCAAAAAAAATTTGGAGTTGATAATGTATTTCAATCTGAAGAAATAAAAAAGCGCATTAAACAATCTAATATAA